TCTGCGGAACAGGAAGATCGTGCTTGTAGACCTTGGGCGCTCGTCTTGCGCCGGTCTTGGTTGGCAGCAGGCAGTCCGACAGCAGCACGGTCAGATTGGACACCAGCATATCCAGAAAAATTTCCGGTGTCATGCGCCGCCTCCTCTCGACAGCTCAAAGTTCAGCGAGCGCTCGACCTGCTTCTCCAATACTGCACCAATTTCGGGACGTAAAATACCGTAAACACGTTTTGCGCCCATCATAGCCGGTACAGACGGAGAATACATAGTCTTTACAGGCAGTCGCGCTTTGCCTGCACGTTCCACAAGTGTAACGTGACCCGACTTGAAACGAACGAGAAAAGCCTTACTTCGGGTCGAATTACCCGTCAGTGCTTTCATGCCGCTTGCCTGCAAAACCTTTGCTCGGTATACCGCCGGACGCGCTGCGCCATTTGCATAAGTCGCAGGACTAACGCGAAAGTTCTTCAGTTCATTTGAGCGGCCGCTGACCAAGATATAAGCCGCAAGATTTCCGCTTGATGCGCGTTTCAAACGAACATTACGCTTAAAACCGGAACGCTTGATAGCATAGGTATCGCGTGCTTTCTCTGTGAGCATGGTACGTGCTTTATTTTCCGTATCGTTCAGCGCACGAACGATTACGCGGCGTGCTCTCTGTTTATCCAGCTTGCGGAGAGCTTCATTAAGCTCCTTATTCTCCAATTCAAAACTAAGCTGCATTACGTTGTCGCCGCCTCCAGTTCAAACGAATAGATACCGTCCTCATCGGTCACATCGGTGATGATGTACCGTTTTTTGCCGTCGAGCAGCAGCAGCTTGCCCAGCTTCGGGCGCGGACCGTAATCCTCTGCTGCCACATAAAGCAGCAGACGGCGCTTGTATACGCCGTCCGCGTGCTGCACACCGCTTGCCACCGTGCGTTCGATCAGCTCGTTGCCGTCGAGCACCACCTTCATGGGACGGCCGTCGATGCTATGCTCGTCCGCGAACTCGTCAGCGTTCAGAAAGGTGCCGAAGATGTCCGCCTGAACAAGCTCCTTGAACGTGCTCATCCCAGCAGCTTGACCTTGATGGTGGTCGACGCCGCATCCGTCGGCTCGATCGCCCAGCCGCACGGAACCGCGCCCGAGGCCGTGGTGGTGACTTCGCCGTCCTTGAAGTACAGCGCTTCACCGATCTTGACCGCGTCACTCTCACCGGATTTCAGCGGCAGAATGAACACGCCCTCAACGAGCAGCGTGCCAGTCGCACCTGCCTCAATGGGCATACCAGCGATACCGATACGAGTAGTCAGCGGAACGATCTCGTTTGCCTCAATGCGGGTAGCCGTCGCGTTCGTGTAGTCGATCGCGCTGCCCTTCTGCCAATATTCAGCCTTTGCCATGTGTCGTTATCCTCCTGTTCTATCAGATTTTGATAGCAACGCCGTCATTACGGGCGATGCCGCGATAATCCGTAACCGAGATACCCCAGTCCATGTAAATATCCCACACGAAACCGAGCGTGCCCGGAACCTCGCTGCGGCGAATGGTCGGGGTTTCCTGACCGTTCAGATAATCCACCTGGATAGACTTTGCCGTCATGGGGTTGGCTACGAGGAACCACGGGCAGGCATTCTCGCCGGCCAGCATGTTGAGCGTTGCATCTTCCACATAGGTCAGGTTCTTGTTTGCCATCGGGTTGTAGCCGGTGTAGTTGTTGTCATCGGTCTTGATAGATGCGCTGTGCAGGATAGTATCTACTTCCATGCCGTAACCAATCGGCAGCACGAGCATACGAGGCGCTACGTTGATTGCCTCGCCGAACGGGTCGCGCTGTGCCTGCATCTTGAGCATGAGCGCGTTGATGGCTGCAAGGGACGGCTTTGCACCGGTGGTCACCTGATTGCCGTGTGCAGTGTTAAACAGGGTCTTGCCGTCGAAAATCTTGACGGTGTTTTCGTAGATCAGGCTGTACACCTGCATATTGATCTTGCGCTTTGCCGCTGCCGAATACACGCCCGGCACCTGCGACAGGAAACCAATGTCATCGTTGATGAACGCCTGACGGCTCATGGTGAACTGAGTGCCGTAGGTGTCGATCTTGCGCTGCGGCAGCAGATGAGTCTTCGGCTTCGACGCCTTGAGTTCACCGTTCTCGCCTACCAGTTCAAATGCGCCACCGCCGATGATGTAGTTGTGATCCGGCGTTGCCTTAAAGTCGGATACCGAACCCTTGGTGCACCATTCCTGGAACGTGGTCGGCACCTCGTTGTACAGCTGCACGATGTTCTTGCGAATGGTTTCGTCCAGAATGGCCGGGAACGCTGCGGTCGGGTTGAAATACTGACGGCACATCTCGGAATACAGGTCATCCGAGGACATACGGCGCAGCGCAGAATCCGACTGACCATCACGCACCAGACATTCGATCGACAGATCGCGCAGGCTCATGCCGCGCAGCTCACGAGCGCCGTCGGCAGGCTTTTCGACTGCCATGCCGCAGCGCAGAGAGAGCGCATCAGCCGCAGCCGCACGGAACTTGTCGCCCTCATCAGCAGTTACCTTAACGCCGGTCTTGGGACCGCCTACCGCCTTGAGGTGCTCGAGAATAGCTGCTCGGCACTTATCCTCGGTCATGTTCGCGTCCTTGATATACAACTCTGCATCCAGACCGAAATCACGGCACATGGCGGTGATGTTGGTAATGCGGGTGCGCTCGGCAGCTGCCGCACGAGCTGCGGTGCCGTCCGGTTCGCCGCCGGGCTGGAGTGCATCAATCTGCGCCTGATATTCGTCAAAGCTGCGCTGCTCCTCCTCGGTCAGGTCGCGGTGTGCGGCCTTGGCAGCATCTACAATGGCCTGCTGCTTAGCCAGAAGTTCTTTCAGTGTCATGTGTTCAATTCCTCCTTGAAATGGTTTTTGTTGATCTGGAGCTGACGCTCGCAAAGGCTGACGGCGCTGCACTGCTCGCTTTCCAGCTCACGGCCTACGCCTACGGTCGCATCTGCCGGTACGCTGACGATAGATACCTCATAGGGCAGCCAGTGACGGGCAATGCTGCACGGACCGGTGAACCTGCCGTCCACCGATGTGCCGCCTGCCGTGACTTCCTCCCAGTTGTCCACACGGTAGCCGACCGATACGCCGCGCAGCGTGCCTCCGGCTACCTTTTTGCGGATGGTTTCCGCGAATTCGTCATCGTCAAACGCGATCTCCGCCTTGCCGCGGTTATCCTCAATCCATGTCCGCGTGATCTTGCCGAGGACGGCATTGCGGTCGTGGTTGAACAGCACCACACCAAGCTCCTGCAGGCGGCTCAGGTCGCACGCCTCTCCGCTGTGGTCGAGGATTTCCGGACCGAACCAGCGCATATATGGCTCCTCACTCGAAAAGCTAAGTTCGAACACGCGGTTGTCCTCGCCCTCTTCCACCGCACGCACCTGCATGGGGAGAAAACGCTCAAGCGTTCGGCGGTTCTTTTCCTGTTTCATTGATTACACCTCCAATCTGTACGCCTTTTTCGGCTGCATAAGCCTGTACTTCGGCCATCTCGTCGAGCTGACCCTTCCAGTCGCGGCCGTTCTCGGCTGCGATCTGTACGAATGTCTTTTGACCGGATTCCATAGCGATCCTGTTCGCGTTGGCCTCCTTGAGCGGGTCGATCCAGCGCTTCGGGCTTGCGACCCATGTATGCAGCAGGACTTCCTCGGCAAAGGTGAGATCGTCCTCAATGCCCGCCTGCCGGGCGCTGCTGTAATTGGTTTCGCTCATGTCGCGGCTGGTCGCCTCATAGCTTAGACCCTGACCGCTGCCGATGAGCCGCTGCTGCATTTTCAGAAAATTGCTGGCATCTGCGCCTGCACCCTGCGGATTGACAACCTGAATATCATCCCCGGCGTTCAGCTCGGAGATCATACCCGGTGCCAGTTTTTTGCCTTCGTAGTTCAGCGTGCCGCCGGGTGCCACGCTGCCGCTGCGGCCAAAACCGGAGACCGGCAAAGCCTTTTTGATAAACACCGACAGGCAGGCCGCAATGCGTTCCTTGACGCTGACGGCGGTAATGAACTCGTTGGCATCGCGGA